AAAATGCATCTTTAAATTCTAATGAGCTTGTTCCTAAATCTATATCGTTGTCTGTAACAGGAACAATAGCTCCATCTTGAATAAATATTTGTTGAACTGAACTTGAAGATACATCTACATAAAATTCAATATGATCATTTGATGTATCTATTAAAACTTTATTTAAAGGAGTTGTTAGCCCTGCATCTCCTATTAATCCTATAACTGGACCCTCTGCAGCAGTACCATCATGTTTGTGACCAGATGAATTACTAAATGCATTTAAAACTTGATTATATTCATTATTAAATAACGCAGCAGTAATAGTATCTCCATCTGCAAACGTACTTTGTCGTGTGTAACCTGCCATTTGTTTTTATCTCCTACCTGATGGTATATAGTCTACATAAAGACCATTTATTGTATATGGTGATTTTGTATCATCGCTAATAATTGTGAAGCTATTACTATGCCCACTGCCTTGTAAACTTAATCGTGTTAAAGGATTTTCTGCTCCTCCAAAAACATTTGTATTAAATAAAGCTTCGCCAAATAATGAAGGTGGATTAATAATTCCTAAGTCAAATAAACTAGGAGGCTGTGGGGTATTGGTGCTCCCATAATCATATCTTACTTGAACATCTGGCTCGACTACGCCTTCTGCACTAGCAGATACTTTTAAATAATGTAATGTTTTTAATGTTCCTAAATCACCATAATCATAATCTGGTGTAGCATACCTTGCTAAAACATTAGAACCATCAAAATCATTTCCAGAATCATGAACATAAACATGCCCATTAGTTGCACCATGATAGTATTCTTCAACCCCATTTTCATTAAAACCTGAACCTATTTCAGTAACTTCAATACCTCTAGTTTCAGACCATTGAAAACCATCGGGTCTTAATGTTCCTATAATTCCTCTTTGTGATCCACTACTTATTGTAGTGTCGGTATAGAATAGTCTGTATTGAGATTTTTCTCTTAAAACTACACTACTTATTATAAAGCTATTTATGCTTTTTGTCAAGTCTGTAACTAATGGTTGAATAGGCTGACTAACTGTTCCTAGTTCAACATCACCAATCCTTGCTGTACCTGCAACTGTTCTAAATCCATCTGGAGCTAAAAATAAAAGATCACCACCAATTTCTTGAATACTATATCCACTTAAACATCCTACATTTTTAGCAACAGGTACAATTCGTATTGTGCTAGAATCATTTATATTTTGTAATTTAAATATTGAGTTTTCACAAAATATAAATAACTCATCACGGAAACTTTTAATCCCTACAATTTGATCTTCTAAAACAATATTGCCCGATCCCGTTGTTGTAAAATCTGTAGGGTCTAATGTGCCACTAAAAAAAATAGTATTTAAATTATCTTCTACTCCTGCAACAACTAAATGTTTATCATGAATTGCTGCGTGTGTTGCAAATTTTGTTCCTGTAACAGTTATTTCTCCTGCAAAAAAAGTTCTACTTGTAAAAGAACCTGTTCCCTCCATTCTAAAAAAATACGGTTTATTAGCACCGTCAGCAATAACTAATAATCCATGATCAAACGTAGCTCCTTCAAATAATGCAAAACTAATTTGTCCTTGTGAAGTTCTTGTAAGTGTACTTCTTCCAGTAAATGCTGTATGATTATCACCACTACTTGAAACAGAACTTCGACTTACATTTGTCCAACTTGTTCCATCTTGACTAAAAAAGATTCCTGTCCCTGCACATGCAATAACTCCGTCTGCATATGGAATAACTCCTAAAATATTAGTAGAGCCTCCTGTGGGCTTGGCAGCACTTCCACCACCATACTTTGCAAAACCATTAATTCGTCTATATCCACCTTCTGTAGAAACTTCAAAATTTCTTAATTCTCTTGCAACGCCCGGAGTTCTTAACAAGTCAATTGAATTAGCAGATTTAACTAATCCACCGTTACATGCAACTGTAAAAGGTTGTGCTCGTGCCATAATTAAAAGTACATTCTATCGTCTGTAAAAGTTCTTGGAGTCGGATTTAACAGATTAGATTTCATATATCGTAAAGCTTTTTTATAATCATCAAGTGCAAAAGCTGCTTGTTGAGGACTTTCTTTAAATTGCCATACATAATATCTTACTCGTGAAGTAATCACATTTGTATATTGTTCAGGTAATATTACCGTATCACTTTGAGAAGATAATTTTGTAGGTTTATTAAAAGCATAAAAATATACATTATAAACTTTATCAGGTATTGGACTTAATCCAAACTTTCTACTATCCGGAGATTTAATTACAAATGTTGGTTCGCCATGTTCTGTAGCTGCATCATCTGCATTTTCACTATCTCGATAATATCTTCTCCAGTCTGATAAGTTTAAAAATTTTAATCCTTTAGACACAAAAGGTGCTGATTCACCACTTACTCCAATTGTTGTTAAATAAAAATCATCCCAGTCTACAGAAGCATAATCATCTGTAATACTTGAACTGCTTTCTTTTAACTCATACCATCGTGTTCCTGCTACAGTAGCAACAGCTACGTTTCCATAAAATGGATCAGTTGCTCCGCTTTCTCCTGCAGCAAAAAATGGTAGCTGTGGTTCTTCATTAGCAATATCAAATATAGATTTATTTATAGCATCTTTAACAAACTGTTGAAATCCTGTGGCATTTGCAAAGTTTGCAGATGTTAAAGGAATTTCATTTAGCTCTCTTAGAACTTCATTAGTTATGTCAAGATATGTGGTTGCCATTATGTGCCTACTTTTTTCTGTGCTGCTTTATGAGCTTTGGTAAAACTATCTCCTCGTTTCATCATCGTAGCCATCATTTTCATATGCTTTCCAGTATGATGAACAGAATGTTTTTTCATCGTTTCTTGTTGTCGTTTAGTTAAACTAGATAAATCTGCACCTTTGACCATTACTTTTTTATTAGTCTTTTTTTTGGTCATTGTTTTTTTAGCAGGTCTACCTCTTTTACTTCCGTACGTTCCCGGTCCACTTGGCATAGTATTTCTCCTTATTGTGGCTTTTGTGTTTTCATTGCAGAAGCTACACCACCGTCAAAGTACCCATACCTAGTTCCCATACGCATTGGTTTTCTTTTAACTTCTTTGCCTTCGTTATACATCATTCTCATTTTTTTATCTTTACCGGGCATTACTTATCTCCTTTTTTTTCTTCGTATTCAAATCTCATTGTATTATGTCCAACCATTTCAGAACACTTTTCTTCTTTTTCTTGGATTGTTTCATAATCCATCATTTTGTTTTCCATATAAAACCTCTAGTTAGGTGTAAGGGGGAAGAGAACACCTGATTCCTTCCCCACTTACGAGTTATATTAGTCTACTACGTAGAACGCTGAAACTAATGCTTCAGGTCTAAGAACTTTAGAACCATATACGTGCAATCCTCTAACGATATCACCGAAAGAACTTGGGTCACGAAGGACTTCAGTTGAGATGATAGTTTGAGCAGTTGCAGTAGATGAAATATGTCCTGCTAATACTTTACCAGTAGCGTTAGACGTACTAGCAACATTATTAGATTTGTACATATCAAATCCTCTTAGTTTACCACTAGAAACTAATCCGTTTCTAATAGAACCTTGACCGGCATTAAAGTCTACAGACAATAACTTAGAACCTGACTGTCCTAACTCTTCATAGAATGAAGGCGGTGCTAAGAACCATCTTCCTTCTTCAGGGATGCTTTGATCATCCATTAGTCTAGCCATTCTAGCCATAAGGTCTAGAGCATCTACACCAGTTCCATCAGAACCAAGTAGGTCGACAGAGTTAGTTGCGTGAGTCATGCTTGAATCAGCAGTAGAACTGTCAGAACCTATTACGTGGTCTGGTGAAGAACTAGATACTCCAGAGAACATAGCTGCAATAACAGCAGCATCATATGAGTCTCTAAGAGCATAAGCTGCAGAAGAAGTAGCTACCTCTTTGAAGTTGACGTGTGACATTTTGCTTTCAATATCATCTACGATGAATTTAAAAGCTTTAGCACTATCAACAACTAAAGTTAGCTCTTGGTCTGTTAGCTTAGTTGCAGTTGTATCGCTACCTCTTGTATAATCAGATACAGAGATAACGGGTTCTTTAATAATCTTTACAGAGTCTCCGAAAGCAGATATTTCACCAGTATAATCGGTGTTTGTAATAGCCTCTACCACCGATGCTTTTCTGAAAAAGTTTAAAACCTTTCTAGAGTAAATCGAAGGTAAAAAGAAACTATTAGTCTGTCCACTTACGGAGTTCGCAAAGTTAGCATCGGTATCCGTGCTTGGTTCAAAAAATTGAGCCATTATACTTTCTCCTTTAAGTTATAGTTTATTTTACGATTCTGCCTTGTTGCATAGCTTCGCTTATTTCGGCTTCATACCTATCAAACTCATCTATGCTCATAGCAGCAATCTCCTTTTCTGACCAAATCTTTTCCTGTTTAGGTTCTACACTTGTTGTTTTAGTAGAAACTAAATCAGCAGCAGATTGTGTCGTTTGTAACGAATTAGATCGTTCTTGTGGTTCAGGATTAATCCCTATATCCCTTTTAAATAAATCTAAAGCTCTAGAAGCTAAATCAGCATCATCAGCATTTTTGTATATCCAATCTTGAATAGACTTTGGCTGTTGTTTTGCCCAATCATGAAAATCATCACTATTTCTTATGTCTTCAAAATCTGGATGTTTTTCAACTAATCTTTTTTCAGCTTCTCGTTGTATTATCTCTTGCTCTCTTTCTTGTAGTTTACTAAGACGTTCTTCAAGAACTTTTGTTTTAGATTCACTTTGTAAGTGAGCAACAGTTTCAACAACTGCCATAACATCAGGATATTCTTTACCAAACTCTTCAAGTTCTTCGGGAGTTTTAGGAGCTATGTACTCTGTTCTATTTTTAGTAGCTTCATCAAGTAACTCTTCTTCTCTAGCTTTGAACTCTTGAAGTTTATTATCATAATGTTTTTTTAGATCATCATATCTTTTTTTATAATCTGGTTTTTTATATGGTGTATCTTGTGGAGCATCTAACGCATCTACATTTACACTACCAGATTGTTCTGCTTCCGTAATGTCATTTGAATCAAATAATTTATTTTTTTCAGATGGCTCTTCGAAATACATTTCTTCTGATGATTTAAAAGGTTTATCATTACCTGTATGCCAAGCTTTTTTATAATTATAAGGATTTGGCTGTTCCTCATTAACGATTTCTTCGTTCATTTTTACTCCTACTCAGGGCTTCATTAACAAGGTAGCTGCGTGTGCACTTGCAGGGCTTGTCTTGTAAAGGTCGCCTTTCAGTTATTAATACGATAAAGTGCCTGTAACAGGGTAGCTTTATCTCCTAGCTACGAACGTAAGGTCGAGTTGAGAGCATACTTTTTTTAATCTCATCATCTGTTAAATCTGATTGCTCTTGCATTCCTGCTTGAGCACCTACAGTTTCTCTAGTGACTCGAATATCTTGTCGCACTGGCTGTTGTTCTACAGGCATTACAACTGTATCCTCTTCCTCCATCTCACCTCCATTTGCCATTTGTTGTCTGCTATCAACAGCTTCTTCTGCATCTTCCATCATACGCTGTAAATTATCAGCACCGATTTCTTTTACAGATTTAGCTGTAAACACAAACTCTCCATCCGATAACCTTGCAGGTATCGAATCGGACACTCCAGACCCCGGACCTTCAACTGGTCCAGAACCTGCGAATTCAGATGCAACTTCGATTACTTTATCAAACACTTCACTAAGCATATCGTTATTGCGTAATTCATTCATTAAAAAATCTTGTTCATCCTCACTTAATGCTTCATCCATTATAAATTCTATGTAATTTTCTTCCATTTCCTCATCTGATTCCATTTCAGGTTTATTCATTAACATAGACATTTGATCATCTATACTTCCCCCGTCTTGTTTAGATGCTCGTAATATTGCAAAATCTTTTTCGTCTATTGAACCGCTTCCATCAACATCTAATTTTTTTTGATTACCTACTAATTTTCCATCACTCATGGTTTGTCGCCCTGTTCTAGCTCCTAGCGGATTAGCTTCTTCTGCTAATTCTCTTCTTCTATCTTTAATAGCTTTATTAAAAAAATCTTCTGTGTATATATTATTTTCAAGAAGACGATTACCTATTTTAACTTTTTCTAAAATTTCTTGTTGAATAAATTTATCTTTATTCTTAGATAAAGCTACATCTTCCATACTAAGCTTTGCAAGTTTATCTACAAATCTAGGTATACTGGTTTCAAAAGTTTCTGTCATTTTAATTCTCTTTTCTATTTATGGCTTCTTTAACCTGCTCCTCCAACTGCTCTAGGCGTGCCAGAGAATTCACTTTCCCCTGCAACCGGTACATTTCCTGTTCCGATGTTGCCACCACCAGTTCCTGTAACGCCAAAGTTTTGAGGTGATTCAGATACTCCTTGTATATTCCCCATTGGGGATTGTTGATTAGGGGTAGTAATTTCTTCGCTAGTTGTTTGTCCAACATTTTGCATTCCTATTATTTGAGCCATGATAGCAGCTTCTTCCGGATCATTTAATATTTCATCAGGGTCTAAGTCTAAGCTATAGGCAAGTTCACTTACAAGTTTAGAAATTTTAACAAATGGTGCAATAGTTGGATTTTGTGCAGTTTGTAAGAATGTTGTAAGTCTTTGTGACCTAACTTCTTTCTGCATTAAACTATTTGTACCTGTTGCTCTAACTTCTAAATCTCCTTCTACATCTAGTTCTCCTTCATGAAATTGCATATTCCATTGAAAAAACGACTCTCCTAAAGGTTTTAATAAAAAATCATCAAGATTTTTTACAACAGTTTTAATGTTTAAACTTGCAGCCCCAAGCAACATAGACATACCAGATGCTGTTCGTGTCATACTTTGTACGCCTGTCTGTCCATGTGAATAACTAGGTATGCCTGTTTGTTCATCTGCAAGTTGTCTAAACTTATCAAACATCATCATATTTTCTGGAGCAGTATTTGGAAACTTTAACGCATAAATACCTTGTCCCGGCATGCCTGCTTGTCTTCTAAATATTTTGCCCGGATATATATCCATTGACTGTCCACCTACTAATGCAGATTCATCTACATCAAATACTAATGAACCAGATAATGCTAAATTATCTATTGCCATCCGAGCATGTCCATTCATGATTTGTTGAGAATCATCCATGTTTTCAGCAACTCCTATGCCAAAAAAGTTATATGGATTTCTTTCATATGGAAACGCATGATAAGGAATTCTATATGGAGTGAATGGATTTATAACTGCTCTTAGTAATTGATTTCCACATACCCAAGCATTTATTTGAACTTCGTCTAAATCATCTACCGAATCATCTAACTCAATACCAACTTCTCTAGCATATTCAGCATCCATAATCCCCCAATATTCTAATACTTCAAAATGAGCTTGATATGTATCTTCAACTCGTGCATCATCTTTAAGTCTAGATTCATAGTCTTTTTCAACATAATTAGGACCATCCTGTAAACACAACCTAATTGCATCTTCATTAAAATAAGGCATATTACGTAATTGACGTAATTGACTTTTATTCATTTTATGCCTATGAATTACATATTCACACTCTTCAATATTAGTTGCAGTTGGGTCTGGATAAAAATCCCAACAACTTACAAACTCTATTCTAGGAACTCTAACCTCTAATGGATTATAATTTCTATTTCCTTCTTCATCTTGATCCCATTTATTTAATTTTTTATTAAAGTTAAATGGACCTTTTACAATTCCTGTTCCTAATAGTGCAGATTCTAATAGTGCATTTCTAATTTCAGATGATCCATGCGACTCATCAATTTGATCATGAATTAACTTTTCCATTCTCCTTGCAGCTTTCTGTGCAGGGGATAATTCAAAAGCATTTGGGTCAGGACTAAATCCTTCTATTAAACTTTCTTCAACTATATCTTCAAGAGTCTCAGTAAATTTGCCTTTATTAAACGTAGCTCCGGGTTTTAAAACTTTGCCATCGCCTTCATATCCAACATCATAAATACTTTCAACTGGAGCATCTTCTAATCTATTTCCAATATTATCTGGTACTAAATCTGTAGGACTTTCTATTCCTAAAGTATTTGGTTTAATATGCCCGTGTTCTAATTCCCCTTCTGGTATTTTTGTTTCTTCTATACCAATAGGAAACTTTCCTGTTCCAAAAATTACATCTACTAATTGACCAAAAGCAGCAAGAACTTTTGTTTTTGTAATTTTAACAAAAACTCTAGATTTTTCAGACTGTCTAAATTTAATTGATTTATTATATAGCCCTCTATAATTTTCATAGGCTTGTAGCCATCTACGCTCGTCAGTATCTCTACTTTCTTCCGCTTGACTATATCTACCAGTAATAATACCTACAAGATTAATCCTTTGATCTTCTTCTAGGTTTAATTCTTTACCTGCTTCGCCCTCTACTTCTTGATAGATGTTATTAGCATTTAAAATTGTATTATCGGTATCTGCCATATATTAGTATCCAAATTTAGAATCAGAAGGTAAAAATCTTTCTCGCTTAATATTACGAAGTCTTTCAAGTGGACTCTCCATTCGAGGTCTACTCATAATCATATATCTTAACGCATCATAAGCGTGATCCGAAGCATGTGTATCCACATCTTCTGGATTCTTTTTTGACAGAGGAATACTTTGTAGTTCTCGAATTAAATTAGGACACGTATTAAATATCTGTATTCGAGGTCTACCATTATCTCTGACTTTCAAATATTCATGTATTTGAATTTTACCTTGTATTCTATTTTTATCAGCCCTTCGCAGTTTATGTCCTGCTCGAACTAATGCTTCACCTACTGTTGGACCAGTTGTACCTGTTCGTGCCCAAGCAGCAGTATCAAGAACACCATTTACAGAAAATGGGTCTTCAACTTCCATCTCTGTTATTATACTACCTAATTCTTCACCTGTCAAGCCTTTTTTATACAATTCCCTGTAGATTATTAATGTGTTATCTTCCATATCTATAGCTCCCCATAGACAGCAAGACTCAGATGCATACCCATAGTCAATACTTTTTAACCGTTCCCAATGTAAAGGAATTAAAAACGGAGCAATAACATGAGCATCTGTTTCAAACTCAACAAACGCTGCACCTTCATTAATATCCCAATTACCCTCTAATAGTTGTCTTCTTTGAACTGGAGGTAACGAATTTAACATTTGTTCGTATACTCCATCTTCTGCTAAGTATGGATTATCACTAAGACGTGCCGGAATAAATTTACGTGTTAATCCATCTGTGCCTACAAAAGATTCATTATAATCATTAGCATCAACATATCTTTTTTTAACCCATTGTGCACCAATACCTCCGGGGTTTGCAGTACAACGTAAATATGTTTTGATTTCTGAATCAGTTGTTCTAAGACGTGAGGCTAAGTAGTTCCATCCAAACTCCGTTGGTAGGTGGGTGATTTCATCGAACCCTATCCAAGAGTATGCTTGTCCTTGGTAGCGATACACGTCTGCATCTCGTTCTAAAAAACCAAACTCTATCTTAGCCCCACTAGGGAAGTTCCATACTTTTTCAACTTCCCTGAACTTACAGCCGGGAAAGGCTTGAGGGTAGAGTTCTCTTGATTTATCTATTAGTTCTCTTAATTCTGGCATAGACCTTCTAAGTATTAAAGCTCTATGTGCTTTTCGATGTGCGTATCGTAATGGGTCAACTAACATTGCATATGATTTACCGCCTCCGGCAGCACCACCATATAATACATCTTTTTCATCTGCAGCTAAAAATTCAGTCTGTGGTCCTTCATTAGGATGAAAAACTACATTAATTCCAGAATCAATTTCATCTTGTATAGCTTTAGGTAAAACAGATAATTTATCTGAAGTAACTACTTTACCTTCTTCTGTTTCTTTATCGCTATCGAGTTTTCCAAGGAGTTCAGTCGTTTGTTTAAGATTATGTCTCTTTGATTTAAGTTTGCTTTCAATCTTTTGGATAGCTTTCTTTTTTTTGGCAACAGCCCGTCTTGCTGCCATCTTGGCTTTTTGCTCATTAGAATATTTATATGTTGATTTAGTGCCTTGTGGACGACCTCCTTTTTTACGAGGAGTACCATCTTTTTTTAAAACAAAGTTCCCCTCAGAGTCTGTCAAGTAAAGATCGGGGTTCTTCTCCCAATCTTTCAAGTCGTTGTTGTCTTGTTCCATATTTTTTATCTATATGTTTTTTTAATCCGGCTGCTGTAATACTACGTTTAGTTTTAAACTCTATCCAATCACAAGCATCTCTTAAACTAATAGATTCACTTGCAACTAAATCTTCTGCAACTTCTAATGCTTCTATTTGTTCAGGTATTGGTTTAAAGTACCCTTCTATATCACTAGGCTCATATCCAAAAGGAATTGTTGAGGTTTTCCTTTTTATATATCCGTCTTTCATTTTTTAAATATTCTATCCCAATTATCATTAAATTGTTCTTTTGACACAGCAGACGGTTTTAATCTAGACCCTTTATTTACACGACCACCATTTTTTTTATTAGTAATTAATACTGGTTTTTGTTCACTTCCTAAAGTTGCCATTGATTATGTTTCCTATATAAAGTTTTATTTTCCCAATCTTCAATAGCTTTTGCTATACTTTCTTCTGCTAATACACTACAATGTAACTTAATAGCAGGTAAGTCTAATGCCTTTGCTATATCTTTATCTTTTATTTGTTTAGCTTCATCAACTGTTTTGCCTTTTAACATTTCAACAAACATAGTGCTAGATGCTATTGCAGAGCCACATCCATATGTTTTAAACTTAACATCTTCTATTACATCGCCATCAAGTTTAAGTTGTAATCTCATGACATCGCCACAAGCAGGTGCACCAGTCATTCCTGTAGCGACATTAGGGTCTGTTGGGTCAAATCTTCCTACTGCATGTTTTTCAGGTTCATTAAGAACACTGTTAAATCTGTCAAGTACTTGTTGTGAGTATGCCATTTAAAATAGAACTGAATTAATATACATAAACAAAAGCATTAAGGCTAACATAGTAATTTGAACAATAGACATAATAGCAACAAGACTTAATTGTTTTTTTGCAAACCAACTTAGTTCGTTTTTTTGCCAATTGTCAATTTGTTTTTTAGTAACTTTTTTAGTTACCACTTAACTCTATTAGCCCAATAAGCTGCTGACATTTTACCTTTTGCAATATTTTTTCTATGTCTAGCTTTAAAAGACTTTCGTTTCATTTTTGTTTTACGAGACTCTCCTGCTTTTGGTTTACCTGCAGTCTTTGCACCTTGTTGCCCAAAACGAATAGTTTTAATTTTGTCTCCTTCTTTAGCTACAACAATGTGTGATTTTTTAGGATGATTAGGAGTTCTTTTAGGTTTATTAAAACCAGATACGCCTGCTCGTGCGAGTCTTGGGTCTTTTTTCTTAGGCATTATTTTCTATAGCTCCGTGTCTTTCGTGCAATCTTTTTAGGTTGTTTACTATGTTGTTTACCTTTTTTAGTATCTTCTCGTTTTTTTCTACTTGTGGCTGCGTACTCTTGGGGGCTAAGAGCAGCTATGGCTGCAGAAGGTAAATATCTTTCACCAGTCTTAGATGATTTTTTACCTGACTTAGTACGCCATTTTTGCTCAGTCCATTTTTTAAGACTTCTTTGACTTTTTTTGAGTGCCATGTTTTTTCCTAATTGCTTCTTTCCCTTTCTTAGCTATCTGTGCTTGTGTAGCTTTTCCTGCAACTTTAGCTCTTTGTTCAAGTACAGTAAGTATTTGTATCTTACGAGCGTAAGGTTTATTTATTCTTTTTACTTTAGCTACAGTAGCTCTAGCATCAGATGGGGTAGCAAACTTAATTGATACAGTATCTTTTGGATTTTCATCCGTATATAATCTACGACCACTACCTTTAGTTTTTTCCTGTACCTACTTTAGGGTCTTTTTTCTTAGGCATTATTTATAACCACCGCCTTTAGCTTTATATTGTTTAGCAAGCATCTGAGCTTTTCTAGCACTCCATTGTCCGGGCTTACCACCTTTACTACCTGCTTTAATCTTATTAAAAAGATTTTTTCGCATAGTAGGCTTGGTATAGTTTCCTGCTTCGTTTACTCTACTTTTAGCTTTCTTTTTTGGTTTTCTTGGCATGATTACGTCTAGCTTTTAACAATGTTTCCCACATTTCATTGTGGGCTGTTATCTTCTCCTGCATAGAGGGTTGTTTCTTCTTCTTCATATTCTATATCTTCTGCTCCTACATCTATAGGTGCTTTTTCTGGTAATATAAATATACCTCCTGCAGCTTTATGAGTTACGTCAAGTTTATCATTTTTAGTTACACCTACACGATCTAATATAGTTTGTGCAGCAGTTAGCTTATTACTAACCTGCGGTATAGGTTCATCACTATTCATGATATCTACGAGTTTAAAGGCTGCTTGGGGTGCAGAACGAGCGAGTACGTCCGAGGCTAATTCAATCACTTCTTGCTTCAATGCTTTTATAACTTGATGATAATTGCCTGAGTATCCTGCAAGCTCGGCTGCTTTCTTCGGATCACCTCCTGTCTGGATCAAATTGTCCAGAAATGCTTGTTGTTTTTCCGTAAGAACTTTATCTTTTTTCTCTGTTACTTGAGGTAAATAACTCATATTCCTAATTATAGGACCATATACAGACTTGTCAAGTCTTGAAAGTTAAAATAATACTTGACAAAATGAAACTACAACTGTACAATATATCTTGTTAAGTCCGGTGGGTTAAATATATATCTACCTAGGCTGTCTAGCCCTGCAAAGTTCTTTGAAGTGCAAGGGGGCGAAATCTAGTAAACACCTACTTAGGCTAAAAATGTATGTGATTGCTATATATACTACCCCCTCCCCCCCGTACATCCTGCCCTACCCCACTTGTCAAGTCTTAGAAAGTTTTCATAGCACACTTGCAAAGTTTCGTCAAGTCTTTTTTTTAGTGCGGAGCTTATAGCATACTTGTCAAGACTTGTCAAGCTTTTTATTTACTTTTATTTTACTTGATAAACTTGACAAGTTTACTAAGTTTTTGTATATGTCCATCTAGTTAACAAGTCTTAACAAGTTTATTAAGTCTTTTAAGTTTACTTTATCACTTGTTAAACTTTGCAGGGCTTTATATATCTTCCCCAATATTATCAATAACTTACAAGATAGTTGCTGATTTCCTTACATAGTTTTTTAAGTGTGTAAAAGTGGGCATTTGTGCAACATGCTCTTAAACCTCCATAATTCAATTCTAAGGCATTTTTAATGTTTTCCTTATCTTCCTATTCCTTGCCCTTGTTTCGTTTAAAATTCATACTGTACATTTATACAGTAATATAGTTGTATCTTTTTATTGACTTGTTAGAATCTTTGTGCTACTTGTCAGAACTTCCATACCTTATAAACTTTGACAAGTCAAGTAATTTATTTAACTTTTTGTATATTTTTTTTCTTGCAAAGTGTTTCTTTTTCTTTTAAAGTATGTATCAGTTAGTAAGGCAATCAAGCCACGAAAGCGAAAGAGGGTTAACAGTTATGCGTAAAGCAATGTTTGTTATAAATCCCAAAACTTTAACGCCAGAACTAAAGAATGTTTTTGTTGAAGTTGAAAGGGAAGAACTAAAAAAAGGAATGCGACCTTTTGAGAAGTCAAGCGACAAGATCAAAAGGCAACGCACCAAAAAAGTAGCAAAGAGGATAAATTACTTATATAAGCGTGGTACTGTATGGACGAAATCACAGCAAGCGGAACAAATGCACGCTATGAGACAATGCCACAGCACGCTTACAAAGATAATTCATCTTGAGAATATAGGGCAATTGGACACGATATAAACCCCGTACAAGCTGAGCAACTTGAAAAACTGCTCATATTTTTTTATAGGTTTTTGAAAAAGAATTTATAAAAAAGTATTGACTAAATAAAAATTTTAGTTTATGCTATGTTTTGAGAAGTAGGACAACAATGTCTTGAAAATCAAAGAGGGCTAAAGATAGCTATGTTTAATTAATAGGAGGGCTATGCAAATAAATAAAAAAGATTTACTAGAAATTATAGACTCTTTTGATAGATTATTAAAAAGATTAAAGAAATCTAGTGACTTCCATTATGATGTATGGAAAGATAATGAGATTTGTAAATTAACTAATTATATTCATGAAAATTCTTTATTTTCAAATGAAAAAGAAAATAAAAAATTAAAAGAATTATATTTAGAATATGTGCAAAACTTTAAAAATAAAAATAATTCAAGGAAAAATATCCCTGTAGATTTATGGAATCTAGGGCAATGGGAGGCATACGGCGATGTTATACATTCGCTTGATTCTAAAATATGGGAATTAAAAGAATTAGTCGACCCAGATTTTGAAATATTTACTGATTAATAAGGAGGGCTTATGACAAAAAAAGACTATGAAAAAATTGCCGATGTTTTCAAATATGGTTATGATATTGGAAACTTACAGCAATATATAATAATTGATATTATGTTGGATGAAATGTGCGAGGTTTTATTAAAAGATAATAAGAAATTTAAAAAGAATATTTTTGAGAGGAGGGCAAGGGGCTATGACATTTGACGAACTACAAGAATTGAGAGATGCAATTACGGATATCATGATTGCTAGAGATTTCTTAGCAAGTAAAGGTATAGATGTTGGAATTTATCAAATTAATAATATTTCTAATGCTTTATATGAATTACCAGATGAGGAAGATTGCGAGGATTACCCAAAATAAGGAGGGCTTATGACATTTGATGATTTTTATGAATATCGTTTGTTTCAATTAAATCTATTAACAGGCTTAGAAGATACAAGCGAAGAGGCAAAACAGATAAAATTAGACATGGGATATTCTGTGGATGCTGATTATTGGGATATTAACCATGATATACAAAAGATACAAGATGTCCTTGAGTGGTATGAGGAATGGAAACAATTGAGTAAAAATACATAAGGAGGGCTTATGCAATTACTAGGAATTGGAAACAATTCTAAGACTATTAAAAGTGATAAAGGTGGGGAATATCTAACAGGTATTCTCTACCTCGACCCACGAAATACGAAAGTGTGTCCGTATCAAGATATAGCAAGGTGCAAGGTTGCTTGTCTTAATACTGCAGGGCGAGCAGGTATTATCAAAAAGGGTGAGATCAGTAATAATATTCTTAGAGCGAGAGCAAGAAAAACAGATTTATTTTTTGAAGATCAAGCGGAGTTTATGCGGTTGATTGTCAAAGATATTAATTCTTTGATAAGAAAAGCTGATAGGCTATCTGTTAAGCCTTGTGTAAGGTTGAATGGTACAAGTGATATTCAATTTGAAAAGATAAAACTTGAGAATGGAAATACTATCTTTGAGGAGTTTCCGGACGTACAGTTTTATGATTATACGAAGATACCAACAAGAAAGGTTGAGCATATCAAGAATTATCATTTGACGTGGAGCTATAGTGAAGCTAACGAAAAATATTCTGAGTACTGGCACGAAGCCTTAGCCAGGGGCATGAATGTAGCAACAGTATTCAGAAAAGAGTTACCCAAGTCATTCAAGAATGTTAAGGTGATCAATGGTGACAAAGACGATTTGAGATTCTTAGATGAACGAGGCGTAATAGTAGGACTAAAAGCAAAAGGTAAAGCAAGGCAGGATGATTCAGGCTTTGTTATAGATGTTGAAAATTTAATAGCAATTAATTAAAGGAGAAAGATATGAGTTGTGAGCATAATACAAGACTATTAGAACAGTTGTTTGAACAATGTTTAGATGAAGGTATGACTGACAAACAAGCAGAGATCGAAGCATGGAAAAGATTTGATGAACGGAGTATATAATGAATAAAGAAGAAATGATTGAGGATATCGAAATTCTAATCAGAGCCAATAAAAATAATGACTATGTAGATTCTTATCAATTAGGAGAAATGATTAAAGAAGTAATTGATGATATTTGTTACAAAAATTAAATCAAGGGCAAAAAAATGACAGACAATTTAAAATTAAATATTAGTTTTCTACTGAATGACTTAACAGATGATGAGTTAATAGAGGTAGAAGAACTAATTGAAGGACTACGAATTCGTAGAATAGTAAGGAGTAACAGAGCATGAGTTTTAAAGAAAAAGCCAAGCAAGAAGCACCAGATCAAGATGAACTATTAGACAGAATAAAGTACCAATTATTTTGGCTACAGAACGCTATTGATTCTGAGCCTAAAAGAAACAAAGTAAAGAACCAATTAATGAAAGATCATCAGGAATTAACAAACCTAATTTTAGATGCAATGAAAACAACTCCTGAATTAATAGCCGATCTGTTAGGTTATGATTCAGTAGATGACTTAGATAAATGTTTAGACACTTGACAGAATTAAAAAACACGATAAAATATTTTGTAATTATATATTTATTAATATATTTATATATTAAATATAATAATATTTATATAAGTATAAATATATAATATATATATAAAGGAGGGCTATATGAAAAGTTATGAAGTAATTATTAAAGTTGAGATATATGATTGTGAAGATAAACAAGAAGCTATTGATTTTGTAGCATGGAATGTTGGTCTATCAGAATTTAATTTAGAAATAGAAGCGAGGGAAATATGACATTTTATAAAAACCAATTAGAAATAATTAATAGTGGGCTATTTTTACAACTAGAGGGAAGTGTGGGTCGTTACTACGTGCGGAACTTTTTAGACACCGGGATATTTAAACCAAGTGGGAAAGAAGGTAGGACAGTAACAGATGGATACGGAAGAGAAGTAACTTTACATGATTTCATAATTGATGAAGAGCGTATTGATGAATTATGGGATACAGATGAAGAATTTATGAGAGAGTTAGAGGAGTATGATGAAATTACATGAAGTATTTATAGATGCAAGACTATTAGAGCGTGAACGAGATGCTAAAACATTTTGTATTGATGGACTAAAAGAGCATTATGATCTAAGTACGACTGATGCTATTTATGTTAAAAATCTTTTAGATAAGGATAAAGAACGTGGATAGACCTGTATTTGGCTACGACTACAACGGACAAAATGTTGAGTGGACTTGGCGAGTACGTGAGACAGAAAAAATTTATTGGAAGACTTGGAAACCTAAGTTGCATGATGTCAAGATATTAAATTTGACAGATACAACAGAGATTTCTAAAGTACAACAAGAAATCTTTCAGGATGTTATGGATTCCGAACATCCTAAGAAAAAGAAATTAACCGGAATCTATAAAGTGAGGAGATAATATGGCAAGAAAAATAAACAGAAGCAGAATAGGAGATATTGCAGAACACAAGGCAGTATCTTGGTTATTTGATCAAGGCTACGAGGTGTTTAGAAATGCTAGTAGCGTAGGCTTTGCAGACTTAGTAATAGTTGATAAGACTGGTAAGAAAACTTTGATTGATGTTAAGACTTTAAAACTTGACAGGCGATATGGTTCTTATACGAGCTTTCATTCTAGGACCAAAGCACAAGCTAAGTTAGGTGTACAGATTCTGAAAGTACATCCTTACAATTATGAATGTGAGTTTGTAAAACATAAGGATGAAAGCTAATGAGTAAAATTATGTATGCGACAATAATGTTAGTTGTAAATGATACAGGTGATATAAATGATATATATCAAGAAACAGATTATGAATTTAAACATAAAGATATTCTGTGGACTGATTGGAGAGAGATTGAAGAGAAAAGCTAATGAAAAAATTAATTAATTGGATAATTTATAGTTGGAGGTCAGTTATGGATAGTAGATATAATCCTCTTAGACATATACTAGACCCATCTATACAAGCGTATTTTACATTAGTATTATTTATAATGTGGAGTGCATATTTTGCTATAGTTGCATGGACTTACATAGGTTGGGAAAATTATAGTATTGTTTGGTCTATATGGATTCATATGGGAGTAGTCATACCTATAATAATTACTAATCAAGTATTTAAAGATGCCGAGAAAAACGGGGCAAAGTGGTATAAAGATTGGAATGATAAGTGAAGATAATATTTAGTATGAAAAACATATACTCATGAGAAAAGCAACACAGAACATAACTCACATATCAAAGACAGGTGTAAGGGGTAAAAAGACTTGGCAAGGTCGAAGGAATGTAGGCACTTCAACAATGCCAAAGAGAACTAAACAGACCTACAAAAAATATAGAGGGCAAGGAAAATGATAGTAGATACATCACAAGTAACACTAGATATAATTGAAGCAATCAAGCAGGATAAGACTGTAACATTTAAATATGGAGGACATGACACTCTTCGAGTAATTAAACCTTCCGGATTTTACGGAGACTTTTCAGGCTTTGAAGGAACGGATGAGAACACAGAAGAAAAAGAGTTTAGACGTTTTGGGTTGGAACGAGTTAGTGAATGGTTTGGTAGAGAAAGTAAATGTACTGTTCACTTTGAACCTATAACATTTACATTTCATCCTACGTGGTCAGAGATTAAAAAAGAACTGGAAGAACTTATACTTTTTGAAGAGTTAGATTACGGAGTAAAAGTACATGACTGAATATGATGTGTATAAAATGTATGCAGATCAACAAGTAAAAGATCAAGTTACTTCACTACATGCAGACAACGGAGTTCTTGAAGTGAGATATGCAGACGGAACAAGTGAGATATTTAAAAGAAGAAAACTGTTAAAAGGTTTTAAATTAATTAAAAAAAGAGGTTGACAATATTATTCAATCTATATATAATTCATACCTTATGGAAAAAATAAGCAACAAAGAAGTAAAATTATCAAGAGAACAATACTTGAAGTTAGGTTCTGATTATAATATTCTTACAGATATGTATGAAATGAAATTAGGTCATGAGCTTAGAGCAAGTGGTTCAGATTTTATTCTAAAGTTTATAGATGAACATAATTTAGATATGTTCATGGGCTACATTTATAATCAATACTTGAGGGATAACTAACCTCCTATGAGTTATACTGCTAACAACGTAGCCCTCACTATACACCCTAAAATGTTAGATGGTATGTCAGTTCCGACTGATGTTAGTTTGAGGTCTAACGACTCACTTAAAACCTCAACAGTTTCTAATAAAGGAGAAATACTATGCCAATAATTGGAACAGTACCTGTAAATTGGGCACAGGTTAAAACACCCAATAAATATGGTGAGTACTCTGTTACTCTTTTAATTGATGATAAGACTGCTGAAAGTTTTACTAGCAGGGGTTTTAGAGTCAGAGATAATGATGGACAGAAGGAACTCATTATCAAAAGAAAAGTATCTAGGAAAGATGGAACGCCTAATCAAGCACCAAAACTTCTTGATGCTAATAAAAATCCCTTGGACGTTGCGGTAGGCAATGGCTCTAAAGTTAATGTTCAATATAGGGAATGGGAAACTTCGAATAACTATGGCGACTTCAAAGGATTGGACCTACAAGCAGTTCAAGTAGTGGACTTGGTAGAGTACACAGGGTCAGATGGAAGTGAACTACAACCTATAGATGATGATCTGGAGTTTTAATTATGAGAGTAACATCGAATAAATTTATGACCATTAAGAGTAAACTTACTTCTAGATGGTTAAAAAAAGCAAAAAAAGCAAGACTTCAATTTTCAGAGGGAGGTAAGGTTGAAGACCCTAATAAACCTTATATCACCATTGATGATGTAAAGATTTACGTTGAGGACTTGCCGGAAGAAGCACAAGGAATCTTTGGTAGACTTCAAAGATTAAATCAAAAGAAAGTAAACATACAACTTGACTTAGAAGAAGTACAAGCAGGTATAAATTTCTTTTCAGACAAAATAATTGCATTGGTCAATGAAGAAGGACAGGAAAATATAAAACCTGTTTCTTCTGATGAAGAACTAGTTGTCTCTCCTGAAAACTAGTGTGTGTCGAGTCAGCCATTGGGTGCTAGAAGGTTATCCCAAGAAGTGACTATAAACTACTAGACCTTCAAAGTGTGGTGCTGACAAAATTCACGAGGTCAGTTAAATGAGACTTGTTAACAACTCAAGCCACACACTTTTTATTAACGTGAGGAAATCAATATGACATTTATTAGACACAAATTAGCTTGCCCTTCTTGTGGAGGTAGTGACCCTGTATCATTGAATGAAGATGGATCGGCAAAATGTTTTAGTTGCGAAACTTATTTTCTAAACTATAATCAAGCGATAGCAGGAGCAGAAAAAGGAGTTCTTGAGGAATTGGTACAGAAAAAGAATACACCACCGGTCAATCCAAATGGAGGAGACTTTGTAGCATTGACTGATAGAAGAATATCAGAAGCTACTGCCCGTAAATATGGAGTCAAATCTATTCTTTCTAGCAATGGCGAGATTGTTCAACATTTGTATCCATATTTCAACAAACATGAACTATCTGCTACGAAAGTACGCTATATTCGAGATAAGAATTTTTCGGTCCAAGGTAGTTTTGAAGGCACAGGCTTGTTTGGTGAGCAACTTTTTCAGACTGGAGGTAAGTCAATTACTTTAGTTGAAGGTGAATGTGATGCTATGGCTTGCTACGAATTGATGGGTAGTAAGTGGGCAGCAGTCTCAATTAAACGTGGTTCATCCGGTGCAGTCAAAGATGTAAAAGAAAGTTTAGAATTTTTAGAAAGTTTTGAAAATGTTGTGATCTGTTTTGATAGCGACAAGCAAGGACAGGAAGCTGCTAAAAAAGTAGCAATGTTATTCCAACCTAGTAAAGCTAAGATCATGACACTTCCAAATGGATTTAAAGATGCGAATGACATGCTTCGTCAAAACAAACACAAAGAGTTTGTGGAAGCGTGGTGGTCAGCAAAAGTTTACACTCCTAGTGGTGTTATCAATGTATCCGAATCAAGGCAAGAATTTTTTGATAGAGAAAAGAAAGAAAGTATTGCTTATCCTTGGCAAGGTTTAAATGACAAGCTATATGGATTACGTTCCGGGGAGTTGGTAACACTTACTGGAGGTACAGGACTTGGTAAGTCTTCTGTTACTAGAGAACTAGAACATTGGCTTATTAAAGAAACTACGGATAACGTAGGAGTTATTGCTCTTGAGGAAGACTGGAGAAGAACAGTTGATGGTATATTATCTATAGAAGCGAACGCTAGATTATATATAGATCAAGAAAGAGAAAACTTTTCTAAAGAAGAGTTAGATAAGTTCTTTGATATTCTTTATGATGGGGACAATAAAAATAGAGTATGGATACATGCTCATTTTGGAACGAATAGTATTGACGAAATATTTAATAAGATTCGTTTTATGATTGTAGCCTGTGACTGTAAATGGGTAGTGGTAGATCATTTACATATGTTAGTGTCTGCATTATCCGAAGGTGATGAGCGTAGAGCGATAGACAACATCATGACTAGACTGAGAAGTATAGTTGAAGAAACAGGAGCAGGCTTAATCTTAGTGTCTCATTTAAGAAGAGTGGACGGAAACAAGGGACACGAGAATGGTATTGAAGTATCATTATCACACTTGAGGGGATCTCAAAGCATAGCACAATTATCTGATTGTGTTATAGCCTTAGAAAGAAATCAACAATCAGAAGACTTAGAAGAGTCAAATACAACTAGAGTTCGTGTTTTGAAATCTAGATATACTGGTGACGTTGGCTTAGCCAGTCATTTACTTTATGATCGAGAAACTGGTAGACTTAGAGAGGTATCTAAAGATCAATTTGAAGATGAGTCTGATGAACTATTAGAATTATAATATGGATTTAGTATTTGATATAGAAACAGATGATCTAAAAGCTACTAAGATACATTGTTTAGTAGCTCAAGATGCAGATACTGGTACTCTATACAAATATCCCCCGGATAAATTACAGGAAGGATATGCTCTATTAGAAAAAGCAGATCGCTTGATTGGTCACAATATTATAGGTTTTGATATACCTATGGTTGAAAAGTTTGGTAACGTAAATCTTTCTCACAAACCAGTTGTAGATACATTGGTCATGTCAAGATTATTTAATCCGGTGAGAGAGGGAGGACACAGTTTGGAGAAGTGGGGCTTTCGTTTAGGTTTTAATAAAATTGATTTTAATGACTACTTAAATTACTCCAACGAAATGATGAACTATTGTGTTCGTGATGTTCAACTTAACACAGTTTTATTTAGATATTTAAAAAATGAAGGTAAAGGATTTAACAAAGAATGTGTTTCGTTAGAGCAGGCAGTAGCAAAAGTAATTAAAGAACAGGAAGTTAATGGATTTAAATTTGATTCTAAACATGCTGAATTGTTATTAGCAGAATTAAGATTCTTGATGCAAGAAGCAGAGGATAAAGTTCATCAGGTTTTTAAACCTAAAATGATTGATCTAAAAGAAGTTCAACCCAAGTTAAAAAAAGACGGAACATTATCTAAACAAGGACTTACTCCAGAAGAGTTTGAAGAACGCTCACCTACCAACGATACTACTCCTTTTACAAGACGTAAGTTACAAGACTTTAATCTTGGTTCAAGAAAACAAATAGGAGAATATCTAATCGAGTTTGGTTGGAAGCCTAAAAAGTTTACCCCTACAGGTCAACCAATAGTTGATGAAACTACACTAGCTAAAATTGATTCTATACCTCAAGCAAAATTAATTGCTGATTATTTATTATATCAAAAACGTATTGCACAGATTGACTCATGGATTGATGCCATTGATGATGATGGACGTGTACATGGCTTTGTTATTCCAAATGGAACTATTACTGGTAGAATGAGCCATAGAAATCCCAACATGGCACAAGTTCCTAATGTGCATAGCCCCTTTGGCTCTGAGTGTAGAGCTTGTTGGACAGTAGATAAAGAATATAAATTAGTAGGTATTGATGCTTCTAGTTTAGAATTAAGAATGCTTGCTCATTACATGCAAGACGAGGAGTTTATAAATGAAATCATTGACGGAGATATACACACCCTTAATCAGAAATCTGCAGGACTTGAATCTAGAGATCAGGCGAAAACTTTCATCTATGCCCTCATATACGGAGCAGGAGATGCAAAACTTGGCAAAGTGGTTGGAGGAAATCAAAGAGATGGCAAAAGACTTAGAGAACAATTCTTTAATAGTAACCCATCATTTAAATCTCTTAGAGATAGAGTACAAAGAGCAGCAGCAAAGAACTTCCTCAAAGGATTAGATGGTAGAAAACTTTTAATTCGCACTCAGCACGCTGCTCTCAACACTTTATTACAAGGTGGAGGAGCTATAGTAATGAAACGTGGGTTAGTTATGTTAGACTCTGCCATTAAATTAAATACACTAGATGCTAAGTTTGTAGCCAATATTCATGACGAATGGCAACTGGAAGTGAAAGAGGACATAGCAGACTTTGTAGGGGAGCTTGCAGTTAAGTGTATTATTAAAGCCGGTGAATATTATAACCTTAGATGTCCAATGGATGGGGAATACAAGATAGGAGAGAACTGGAGTGAAACACATTAAACCAAAAGATAGTAGTCGGAAGGGAGATTTAGCTGAGTATTACGCAGTAACTTGGTTATGGGATCATGGTTATGAAGTGTTTAAAAATACAGGATGTACTGGACCAATAGATATGATCGCAATAAAAGAAGGGGAAACTATTTTAGTTGATGTTAAAACCGGACAACCACAACTTCATAAAAAAACTGGTAATGGAATAACTAAATGTCAAAGTAGAAGTAAGGAACAAAAAAAATTAGGTGTTCAATTACTACAATTTAATCCAGTTACTAGAGAATTATCATGGGTAAAACATCGAACATAACATCTAAAAATGACAAAGCTCTTGACAGTTCTAATCAAGAGATATATAATAAATTAGCTACTGAAAAATATAAGTCGGAAGCCGGACATTGGTATACGAAAGAGGGAGAGCCAATGTACACTATCATAGGTGCTAATGGTCGAGAAAGACCTACTACTTTAAGGGATGCTAAGTCATTAGGTTTAGTGCCTTCGGTGACAACTATTATAGGGATGGTTGCTAAACCCTCTCTTGAAAACTGGAAAATAAATCAAGCGATAAACTCTGCTCTTACTTTAAAAAAAGAGGAGAATGAATCTTTGTTAGAGTTTGCTTACAGATGTAAAAGAGACTCAAAAGAAATAGGCAGACAAGCTGCTGAAAAAGGCACAGAAATACACGCTAGTATAGAAAAAGGATTTTTAGGACTAGGTACTTCTCATCCATATAAAATAATTAAATCTTGGCTTGACGAAACATTTCCTAATGAAGAATGGATTGCCGAAGATTCTTTTTGTGCTAAACAAGGATATGGTGGTAAGATAGACTTGTATTCTAAGTCTGGTATTTTTATTGACTTCAAAACTAAAGATAATTTAGAAGGGAAAGAACCTTCAAAATTAGTTTATGATGATCATGGTATGCAGCTTTCTGCTTATGCTCAAGGTTGTAATATAAAAAAACCAGAAAGAGTTTCTATATTTGTAGATAGACAAGACACTAATATAATATTGTTCCATGTTTGGGACAAGGAATCTCATACTAAACATAAAGAAATGTTTAATAGCATCTTAAAATTTTGGCAATTAGTAAAAAATTATGAATGGAAAAAAAGCTAAAATAATTAGAAAGAAAGCAAAGACTTTAATGCTTGATTGGTTAATTAGTGTTGTAGATGATACTGAAAAAGAAAAAGTAAATATTAATAATTTAGAAGAATACTTACCTGATCAAACGCATATTTATGCCAACAGACATTTAAGAGTTTCCGCATATACCTTACGTTGGTTTATTAAAGGCATTAAAAATATTAGTAGGACCAATAAAAAATCTATACACTCAATTAAGTTTAAAGATATAGAGAATGCCTAAAAATAAAAAACCTATAATCGCTTTACATTTAGATGAGATAGAACTAAGTGAACTTATAATGGTTGTAGGAAGTTTTATTTTTGCAGGTAATAACTTAACAGAGATTGATGATGAAGTTTTAGTACGAGTTAATGAACTTCTGGATATTGAATTAAATGAAAGATTGACAGGTATACCTGAATATGAGACATTACATTAATGAAAGATATGAGTTACAAATTTAACGAAAAAAATATAATAGAACAAATACAAAGGTATGTAGATGGTACATATGAGAGACATTACGCACAGGGAAAATATCAAGCAACTGATATGATTATTGATGCAGGGCATGGCAAAGGTTTTTGCATGGGTAATATTATGAAGTATGCTATGAGGTGTGGTAAGAAAGAAGGTAATGACGCTGAATATGACTTGTTAAAGATTATACATTATGCAATTATAGCTATAGCATTGGAAGATACTGAGTATCATTTAGGAGATATATCAGATGATTGAAGATAAGATAGGCAAGAAGCCTTACTTAGGAATTGTTATAGACTATGAGAAAGAAAAGAAACTTGATAAGTTTAGTTTAGATACGTTAAAAGATAGATATTTTTGGGAGGATGAAACTCATGCTCAAGAAGCTTTTGCAAGAGCTAGTGTATTTGGTGCAACTTATAAAGGAGAAACTGATTTCGATCTTGCACAGAGACTTTATCAGTACAGTTCCGACTTATGGTTTATGTTTAGTACTCCTATACTTTCTAACGGGGGAACGACTCGTGGCTTACCTATTAGCTGTTTTCTTAATTATGTACCTGACAGTAGGCGTGGGCTATCTGATCACTATGATGAAAACATTTGGCTCGCAAGTTCTGGTGGAGGCATCGGTGGATATTGGGGAAGTGTTAGAAGTAATGGTGTTGGTACTTCTAACCATTCTCGTTCTACTGGATCAATCCCATTCATGCATGTCGTAGATTCTCAAATGCTTGCCTTTAATCAAGGCGTAACTAGACGTGGCTCATATGCTGCTTATATGGATATATCACATCCAGAAGTAGAAGAGTTTATCAATATGAGAAAAGAATCCGGGGGTGATATTAATAGAAAATGTTTAAATATACACAATGGAATTAATCTTACGAATGAATATTTAGAAGCAGTAAAAAATGATGATGAATGGAGACTAATCGACCCTAAAAGTGGTGAAGCAGTTAAGATTGTAAATGCTAGAGATTTATGGTGGCAGATGTTAAACGCAAGAGCCGAAACCGGTGAGCCTTACATGATTAACATAGACACTTGTAATGAACACTTACCAAAACAACAAAAAGATTTAGGATTAAAAGTTAATCAAAGTAATTTATGTTCAGAGATTGTATTAGCTACTAATGAAGAACGCACAGCAGTATGTTGTTTATCAAGTGTAAACTTAGAACATTTTGAAATATGGAAAAAAGATGAACAATTTATTGATGATCTAATAACTATGTTAGATAATGTTCTTGAACATTTTATTGAGGCAATTGTAGACACAAGCAGACTTGGCGGATACAGTGCGAATTTCGAGAGGTTTAAAAAATATGTTAAAGAAGAAAAAGAAGGATTACTTAAAGCTGCTTATTCAGCGTATAGAGAAAGGTCGGTGGGTCTTGGAGCGATGGGCTTTCATGCTCTTCTCCAAAGTAAAGGATTACCTTTCAATGGGTTACGATCTACTAGTATCAATAATATCGCCTTTTCGCACATCAAAGAGCGATCTGTTGATGCGACTACAAGACTGGCTCATGAACGTGGGGAAGCTCCTGATATACATGGTAGCAATAAGCGTAACGCTCATCTCTTGGCTATTGCTCCTAATGCCAGTAGTAGTATTATATGTGGTGGTACTTCCCCTAGTATTGAACCATATCGTGCTAACATATATACGCACAAAACTTTATCCGGTTCTTACCAAGTTAGGAATAAATATTTAGATAGACTTCTAAAGAAAAAAGGCTTGAGTATGGACACGAGAGAGCAAATCTGGAAAGATATGGCTATAGCTAATGGTTCAGTACAAGGTGTAAGTGCTCTGTCTGATGAAGAAAAAGAAGTCTTTAAAACAGCTACTGAAATTAATCAAATCTATTTAGTTGAACATGCACATATGCGACAAGAGTATGTATGTCAAAGTCAAAGTGTTAATTTATTTTTTACTATGCCTAAAGCTACAGAGTCTCAATCAGTTCATGATGAGTATTTACAGTATGTAAATGATGTGCATTGGTACGCTATGAATAAATTAAAATCATTATATTATTTTAGATCAGATGCTGCTCGTAATGCAGAAAATGTTAATGTAAAAATACAACGAGTAAAATTAGAAGACGTTGAATGTTTAAGTTGTGAAGGATAATTATGGAAGAAGATAAATTTGATAATATGTATGAGGGGAGATTTGATGCTTTACAAAAAAAATATGAAGCGGAAATAGCCATTGCTAAATCAGAACTTGAAACATATTTTTCATTAGGTATGGGAGTTGCAGAACATCCTCACATGATCGAGTCGATGGATTTACTACTAGAAAAAATGTGTAATGCTCAAGAAAAATTAGAACTCTTATTGAAAGAATTTTAATGGACGATACGTTTTATAGCTTTTGTAGAAGAATGTGGTTAGATTATTGTGATGAACATTCTTCGTTTGGGTCAACAACATTAACTGAAAAAGAATATATAAAAAAATATAACAAATGGCTACTACAAAAGTACGCTAAAATTGTGGAGGAAAGAAATGAGCTTACTAAGTAATAGAGAATACTATAAACCTTTTGATCATCCTTGGATGTTTGATAAATATGTTGAACAAAATCAAATGCATTGGTTGCCAGAGTCTGTGCCATTACATACAGATGTTAAGGACTGGCAAGACCTTACAACAGAAGAAAAAAATTTATTAACACAGATATTTAGATTATTTACACAGTCAGATGTAGATGTTGGTTCAGGATATATCGATAAGTATATGAGAATATTCAAGAAACCAGAGGCTAGGATGATGATGTGTTCGTTTGCAAATATGGAATCAATACATCAACATGCATATAGTTTATTACTAGATACAGTAGGTATGCCTGACATAGAATACAAAGCTTTTGCAGAGTATGAGGAAATGGCAGATAAACATGATTACATCAAAGATTTCAAACCTACTCGTAGAGATAAACAAGCTATTGCAAAAACACTTGCAGTTTACTCTGCCTTTACCGAAGGACTACAATTATTTAGTAGCTTTGCAATCTTGTTAAACTTCCCAAGATTTGGAAAGATGAAAGGTATGGGACAAATTGTAACGTATTCTATACGTGATGAGTCATTGCATGTCGAAGCTATGACTAAATTATTTAGAGAGTTCATCCAAGAAAATATTGAAATTTGGACGGACGATTTTAAAAAAGAACTTTACAATATTTGTAGAGAAATGGTGGAGTTAGAAGATAAGTTTCTTGATCTCGTATTTGAATTAGGAGATATGCAAGGACTTACAAAGAAAGATATGTATGCTTACAACAGATACATAGCTGATAGAAGGTTATTACAACTTGGATTAAAAACAAACTTTGATCAAAAAGATAACCCTCTTCCGTGGTTAGATGAAGTACTTGGAGTTGAGCACCAAAACTTTTTTGAGGGACGTGCAACTGCTTATATGAAAGCAGGTCTAAGAGGAAAACAAGACAAAGTTTCATTTGCGGAGATATAAAATGAAAGCACAGGAAGCGAATATATTATCCTTCCAAATACTCTTTGATAGCAAAGGTCGTTTAGTTACTGAAACCGGAGGACTACCCTTACAAGATGCTAAAAGAATTTTTAAAGGTTACGATTTAAAAATAATCGAAACTGTAATTAGAGAAACAAGACAAAGACTATTAGATATTCACAACGAATTAGAAGCGGAACTTGATGCCTTGAATGCTACTATTAATTAGCTAACGGATTTTTGTTTTCTTCTTTTAAAGATTGTACATCAGACTTTACAGAACTTAAATCTGCTTTTAAAGTAGCTAAGTCTGTTTTAATATTGACTATATCTTTTTCATTAAAGTCTATTCTGACTAGTACATCATCTAAAGTTTTATCTACGTACGTAAGTGTACTTTCTACGGACTCAAATCTTTTTTCAATCTCACCAAGACCATCATCAGTCTCTTGAGTTTTCTCAATTTTAGTTTCAAGATTCTCTAATCTATTAACGTATGTAGCTCCAGTATAGCCAAAGCCGGCTAAAGTTCCTACTATGCTAACTAAAGCAATAAGCTGTGTAGTTTTATTCTCGAACCATTCCATTTTTATTTCTCCTTTTGTTATGTTGTTTCCAAACTTTTTGTATTTCTTTTGTAATTTCTTCTGGTGTTTCATTTCCTCCTTTCGGAGTTTTATTTTTAGGCATTATAAATTAGGTTGTAATCTTTGTAAATCGGACAATTTATTTATACTAGTTCCTGTCAATTCATAAAATGCTGTATTGTTATCTTGTATATTTACAGACTCATAAATACTTCTTGGTTCATACCAAGTATCTTGAGTTGGGATAGTTTTATCTTTGTACGCATCAAACCCTACAACATAGCCTAAGTATGCAACTAATGTAGACTCATCACTATATTGTCCAGTCTCTTGTTGTTCTACTTCTGCTTGCTCTTGTTGTTGTTGTATATTCTGAGAGACTATTTGTTCAGCAATCTGATCAGCCTCTGAAGCTGTCATAACTCCGGAAACAGCAGTATCTATTTCTCCCTGCATATCTTGGACCTGAACATCTGCCATAGCTACCTGTGGAGTTCCGTCTATATCTGGCATAATATTAATAGTTACACTAGTTGAGCTTGTATCCACATCTGAACTCATAGATAAAACTTGTTGATTTTGTGCAGATGCCGATACAACTTGATCTGAAATGCTTGGAGAGTTGGTTGTACTAATTCCACCAGTGGATGAAATAGAAGAACCAGAAGACGCATTTACACTAGAGGTAACTGCAGATACTGCTGAGTTTCTATTTGCTTCACCAGAGCTACGTATGGAGCTAGAAACACTATTCCTAGCAGTTTGTATTGTGCTTGCTACAACATCCAATGCAGATATTCTTACTGAGCTTTTTTCTTCGGTGTTTTCTTCGTTGATTTCTTCTTCTGCTTCGGCATATAACTCTTCATTTTCTTCTTCCACGATTTCAATTTCTTCTTCAATTTCTTCCACAGTTTCTTCAAACCACTCTTCGATTTCTTCCACGACCTCAACAATTGCTTCTTCATCTCTTTCATCATTTGTAAATTCATTTTCTAATTCCTCTCTTATAATTTCAAAATCAAATATTTCTAATAGTTCAGTTGTATGGGTAAGTATTATAGGCTCATCAATTCTTTCAAAACTTACTAAGTATTCTTCTTCAATAATTGGTAAAGACTCTTCAATAAATATTTCTTCAAAGTATATTTCTTCTTCTTGTATGTCTTCAAACATAACAATAAAAACTTCTTCTTCATATGTATCTTCAATAAATATATAATCCTCTACAGGTTCTTCATACCATTCTTCTTCAAATAAAAACTCTTCGTAGTATTCTTCTTCTTCATAACCATAATCAAACTCATCTTCAACAAAATAAGCTATTGATTGCTCCTGTTGATAGCCTGCACAAAACGGAGCGTACTGTGGGTCTTCATCACATTGTTGGTCATCATAGGCTTCCCAATATAACGGACATGCCATATCATACAAAGAATCTAAATTACATTGTTGTGTTAAGTAAGCTGCTGCATAGCCTGCACAACTAGAATCATTTAGAGGGTCACTACAATCTATGGCATTGCCTGAACCTACTCCATATAGACTACCACCATTTTCTAAAGATGTATTAC